GTTCAGCGGCAAGGATGTTGGCGAGTATGTCCCCGAGCCGGCGCCGCCGATCCCCGAATGGATGCAGGCCAATTGGGACGCGCTCGGTGCGTCCGCGGCGACGCACGTCCACTTTGCACCGATAGGCGTTGACGGGCCAGTTTGCGGCAGCGATCAGCGGGTTCCGTTCGCGGTCACGAAAACGGCAGTAACTTGTCCGAAGTGTTTGGCGGCGATGCAAGCAGCACCGATGATCGTTCACCTCGACGACGGCCGGCCCGCGTGCGGTGCGAATGACGAGAACATGATTGCGACGACGGTTGAGGCGGATGTAACATGCCCGGCTTGCAAGCGGCTGGCCGAGGATGTCCCGGTGGGGCTTGTCGCCAGGGTCATCAAGGGAGACCTCGGGCGTGAGTGATCCAGCGGCCAAGGAAGCCATCGAGACCGAGGCTGAAGGCGTGCGCTGTCCAGTTTGCAACTGTGGCCACGTCCCGGTCCTTTACACGCGGCATCAACCTGGCTTCACGGTCAGGAATCGTCAGTGTCGGAATTGCGGAAAGCGATTCAGGACCATCGAAAAACTACTCGCGCGGCCCGGGTAATTACATATCTGTACGACTTTGCCAATTCCGAGTCGCGGACATTGACACGGCGCGGCTGGGTTTTCTAATATCCATCATCCAAACCCTGGGGCCGCGCTTCCTCGCGTGGTCCGCTACGGGCACACCGGCTGATCACCGGAAGAGTCCGTCATAAACTCGCCTAACCCGGACGGGGGCCGCGCGAAGAAGCGCAGCCCCTTCGCTTTTTCCGGGTGTCGCCCTTGGCTCTTGAACCCGAAGACATTGACGCTTTGGCGGCTGCTCCGCAGCGCGTGAAGACCGACGCGGGCGAGATCGAGGAACGCAAGGCGGCCGACGCGATCGCCCTCGACCAATACTCGGCCGCGAAAGCAGCAGCGGCCAAGAAGGGCTTCGGCCTGCGTTTCCGCCGACACAACTTCCCGGGCGCCGTCTCGCTTCCGAACAACCAGGGGGCCACCTGATGGGTTCCCTGCTGGGAGCAATCGGGCGGGTGCTCGGCATTGGCCGGGCCGCGCCCATCGTGCAGCACAACGCCGGCCGCCCGCTCCGTGCCCGCTATGACGCCGCGCAGACTGCGAGTGAAAATTCCCGCCGGTGGGCGCTCACGGACCTGCTCAGCGCGGCGGCCGCGAACTCGAAACCGGTCCGGCAAAAGCTGTGCTCCCGGATGGGCTACTGCCTCGACAACAACAGCTATGCGGCCGGGATCGTTGAGACGAAGGTCAAGGACCTGATCGGCACCGGGCCGACGCCAAAGGTCAAGATCCGGACCATGCCGGACGAAGCCTGCGGGCAGGTCGAGGCGGCCTTCATGGCCTGGTGGCGGGCCGTCAAGGGGCTGGAGAAGCTCAAGACGATCGCGAAGGCGAAGGTCGGGCGCACCGGCGAAGGCTTCTTGATCCTTCAGAACTATGACCGCGTGGCCGACCCGGTCAAGCTTTACCCCAGGGACATCGAGGCCGACCAGTGCACGACGCCGAATGCCGGCATCGACAATCGCACCTGGATAGACGGCGTCAACATCGACCGCCTGGGAAACGCGGTCAGCTACGACGTCCTGAAGCAGCACCCGGGCGACTTGTTCTTCGCTCACCTGAACCCGCAGGACTACGACACGATTGATGCGCGTTACGTGATCCACTGGTTCCGCAAGAACCGGCCCGGTCAGCTTCGCGGCATTCCGGAGATGACGCCCGCCCTTGAGCTGTTCGAGCAAATGCGGACCTACCGGATGGCGACGTTAAGCGCCGCCGAGCACGCGGCGTTGTTTTCCCTTTACCTCGAAAGCACCGCGCCGGCCGACTCGGCCACGAACGATCCCGCGCCGTTCACCGGTCAGGACATCGAGCGCGGCATGTTCATCGAGGGGCCGGCGGGTTTCAAGCCCTACCAGCTCAAGCCGGAGAACCCGCAATCGACCTACCAGATGTTCGTCTACTGCCTCCTAGCCGAGGCGTGCCGTTGCATCGGGATGCCGTTCATCATCGCGTTGGGTTCGGCCCACGAAGCCAACTTCTCCAGTGCTCGCAGCGACTTCCTGAACTACCGGGACGGGCTCGTGGTTGACCGGGAAGATTGCGAGGACGTGGTCCTCGACCGCATTTTCTTCGCCTGGCTGACCGAGGCGATTTTGGTTTCTCGCGCGGGCGGCGCCGCGGACGGCCTGATGCCGACCGGCCTCGACATCGCGGACGTGTCGGTCGATTGGCACTGGCCCGGCTGGGCGATGCTCGACCCTCTGAAGGACGCCCAGTCGGACACCGAGCGGCTCGGCAACAACACACTGACCTATGAGCAGTATTTCGCCGAGCAGGGCAAGGACTGGGACGTTCAGTTCCGCCAGCTCGCGAAGGAAAAGGCTCTGCGCGACAAGCTGGGCCTGAGCCCGGTCGCGCCTCCAACGAAACCTCAACCCGGCCAGGAGGACAGCAATGCGCAAAACCAAGCGCAAGCTCGCGCCGCCTAGCCTGGGCGAACAGATTGCCCGCATACGGATGGCGACGATTGCCGGCGCGGAGGCGCTCGCGGTCGCCAACCTGCCACCGATCATTGCCGCCGGCGTGCCGGATGGCGAGTTGACCATCTGCGCGAGCGGCGACGACTTCAAGATCGAGGCCGCCGCCGACAACGCGGACCCGAAGTCGCCAAAGAAATTCACCATGACGGCCTACACAGGCGGCCTGATGAATCTCCGCGGCTGGCCGGCCCCGGTGGTCGTGGCCATTGAGGCCAACGACAAGGGCGAGGGGATGAAGACTCCGCGCCAAAGCATCCCGATCGACAAGGATCATGTCGCGAACGCCATCGTGGGCCACACGGACACGCTGGTGAAGTCCAAGCAGCGGCTGAAGGCCAGCGGGGTGATCAGCGGTCACCACGACACGGAACAGACGCCGTCAGCGGTGGCAGCGCGTGAGGTCGTTCACCTCGCCGGGGGTGGCTTCCCCTGGCAGGCCTCGATCCTGGCCGAGCCGTCGCGGGCCAAGGTGGATTTTCTCGACAAGGGGCAATCGGCCAATGTCAACGGGCTGGTGTGCGCCGGTCCGTGCTACGTGGTTTGGGAATCAACACTCAGGGCAATTTCTTTCGTTGCAACCGGCGCGGACGACAACACGTCAGCGAGCGTTGCCGCGGCTCACTCAGGAGATACCGACGTGAACGATCAATGGATTGCCGCGCAGGGTTTCGATCCCAAGACCCTGACGGAAGCGCAGCGGAAGTTCCTGCAAGCGGCATACGACGCCGAGCAGAAGGCGAAGGCGCCGCCGGTCGTCACGCCCGTCCAGGCGACTCAGACGGTGACTACCGAGCTGACCGACGCCGACCGGATCAAAGCCCGCCGCGCCGCCGAGGCCGGCGAGGATCTCCGGATCGCGGCCATTCGCAAGATCTGCGCGGCTCAGCCGGACCTTGAAATCGAGGTTGACGGGCCGCTCGGGAGCAAGCGCAAGCTGAACCTCCAGGCGCACGCGATCGGCGAGGGCTGGACCACGGATCAAACCGAGTTGGCGGTTCTCCGGGCCGCGCGTCCGGCGGGCCCGTTCGGGTACGTGGTCACCTCCGAGCCGGCAGTCACGACCGAAGCGGTCCTGGAAGCGGCCGTCCTTCAGGCCGGTCAGTGCCGGCTGTGGGACAACGATTTCTATCTCGACGAGCGCGAGAAGGGCGGCAAGGAGCGGCGGGTTCCCGAGCGGCTCCAGCGCGAGACCCAGCGGGACCTCAATGCCCGCTACACCGATCAGATCATGCAGGCCGCCCACAACCGCTTCCGCGGGCGGATCGGCTTGCAACAACTGCTGATTGAGGCGGCACGCGCGAACGGATACACGGGGCGCGGCGAGACGATCAACGACGGCAACCTGGTCCATATCCTCCGGGCGCAGAACTGGATTCGCGCGGAAGGCAGTTCGACCATGTCGCTCGGCAACGTGCTGGCGAACGTGCTCAACAAGAAAATGCTGGAAGGCTACTTCTTCGTCGAGCAAGCCTGGCGGGAAATCTGCGCCATCGTGTCCGTCAAGGACTTCAAGCCGACCAAGTCCGTCAACCTGTTCGGCGACTTCCTGTTCCAGGATGTCGGCAGTTCCGGCGAACTGAAGCACGGCACCCTGAAGGACCAGGCGTTCCCGAATCAGGCGACGACCTCGGGCCGAATCCTGACGATCCCGCGTCCGATCATCATCAACGATGACCTCTCGGCCCTGACCAAGGTCCCGATGCTCATGGGCCGCGGGGCCGGCCTGAAGCTGAACAAGACCTTCTGGACTCAGTGGCTCGGCAGTGCGACCGATGACGGCGGCTCGACGGCATTCTGGGCCGCGGTCCACACCATCGCCGGGCAGGTCGGCAACAGCAATTACCAGAGCGGCGGCTCGACGGCCCTTTCGTCGGACAGCTTGAAAGCCGGCCAGCTCCTCTACGACAAGCAGGTCGATCCGATCGGCGACCCTCTTGGACTTGACGCCGAGATCCTGCTTTATCCGGTCGAGCTGGATACCCCGGCCTGGGAACTGCTCAACAGCCAAAACCTGGTCTACGGCGGCGGCACCGCGGCCAAGCAGGGCGAGAAGAACCGCTGGGTTAACAAGTTCCGCCCGGTCAAGTCCCGTTACCTGAGCAACGCCAACTTCACCGGTTATTCGACGACGGCCTGGTGGCTGCTGGCAAATCCCGCGGTCATGGCCGCTATTGAGGTTTGCTTCCTGAACGGCCAGGAGGCCCCCACGGTCCAGACCGCCGAGGCCGACTTCGACATCCTGGGCATCTCGATGCGTGGCTTCTTCGATTTCGGGGCGACGATGCAGAACTTCCGAGCCGGCATCAAGTCGGCGGGTGCGTAAACGGCGGCGGTG